ATGACGAGAGACGTTTTCAAATACTTTAAACAAGTAAGGTCTCTCCAAGAAAGCACAACTTCTGAAAGAGCTCATGAGCTTGGTTATGAATATCAATCTCGTGGTGTTTGGTTAGACCCAAGATCTGGTAAACGATATAAGGCTGATGGCCTACAGTTCAAAGAGATTCCTCAAAAGGAGGTCTCTCAAAAAGAACCTGCTGCTCAAGAACCAGAGAAGAAGTCACTTTCGCAATTCAAAAAGGAGACTCAACCACAAAAACCTCAACAAGAACCTGAACCATCAGTGGCTGACCAAAACAGTCGAACCGTTCCAGGTGGGCCATCTGCTACTGCATTGAGTTCTGGTGACAAACAAAGTGTTGTCAAAATGTTATCTCGTGGTAGAGAGAAAGTTCAAAGTCCAGAAAGGAAAAAACAGATCAGACAACAGGCTGATCAAATGATTGCTCAGGATCAAGAAGAGAAGGCAGCAAAAGAATTAGAAGCGGAACTTCAAGCACAACAGGATCAACAGGAACTTTCACAGGAAGAGCCAGTTAAAGGTCCAGAAGATTTCCCAACACTTGAAGACAAGGTGGAGGAGATTGATGGAGAAGTTGATTATGTGGATGATGAAGAGGCATTCAATCAAGAGTATGAAAACTTTACAAAAGAAGTAGAAGAGACAATGAAATCTTTGGCTGATCGTCAAAGAAAAATGATGGAGAAAAAGTTTGGAAGGTTTACTGAAAGTCTGAAAAACATTCCTAGTGCAGCAAACAGGAAGTCATTTCTTCAATCGATGGCCCATGCAAAAACATTTGAGGGTCGTGTGAACGCTGGTGCTGGAAAGAACAATCTTGGATATGCTGATGTTCAAAACTTGATGGCAAATCGAGATCGTTTGATGGAAGGGTATGGTGATGGGTCACCAGAACAGATCAAGAAATTTGTTAATTCTGTTCGTTCAATTGAAGTAGATGATGATTTTGTTGATGCATCATTTGATGTTCTTCCTGATGCCTTTAAAAAATCACTGAGTGGTAAAGGTCAAGTCACAAACGATGCCTATGTGTCTGATGATAAGGCTCATAAAGACATTCATTATCTCGGTAAGAACGAGGATGGGACCATTCGTCGTGGATCGGCATCAAATAAAGATAGAGCTAAGTTGATGTGGAAAATCTATCTTCAACAAGGTGGCCGTGATGCTTACACTGGTCTTCCTTTGGACCTTCAAGCTATGGACCTTGAACATGTCCGTGGTTTTAATAACAAAGATGGTGGAAAACCAGGAAAAGAAGAGTGGGAACAGAGAGAGAATGACGACAACATGACTCTTATCAATTCCAACATCAACCAAAAGAAAGTTGATTTGTCAATGAAAGACTTTTTTGAGAGAGAAGTTGATCCACATAAGGATAAGACAGAAGAACAGTTTGGTGGAATTGAAAAACTGTTTGAAAAACAAAATGAAATTGGAAGTGTTGGTGATGAACTATCAAAAACTCTTTTGGGTGAAGGTGGCAAAGGTCTTGGTGATTCCGTTACAAGAGAAATTTTGGAACAACATTTTAGTGATGATGATGGTAGATTCAATGATTTGAGAGAAGAGTTCCGTAAAGTTGCCACTGACGATAAGGATAAGAAGAAAGCAGCTGGAATGAAATCTAAACTTGGTAAGACTCTTCTCAAGGCAACTGGTCTTTCTCGTGGAATTACTGATACTTCAGGTAGAAGAACAGTTGCACTTCAAGAAAATGTTTATCGTGGTTTCCTTCGTTCAATGGCAAATGCAAAACCAGAAGATCGTCAAAGATATATGGAGGGTTGGGCAGAAGCAATCAAGGCTGGAAATGAAGAAAGATCTCCTAAGGCTGTGAACAGAAAACTCTTAGAATTGGGATTGGTTGATCAAGACATTCTTGATGATAGGAAACTAGGAAGAGTCTTTAGAGAAGAGTTCGACAATGGGTTGACAAAAGTTTCAGGACGTGATAGAATTCAAAGATTAAAACGGAGTTTAAGGGATGTCTAAAGTTTTTATGTGGTGAAACTAAAGTTTATATTGTAAACTCTATTATTCTATCTAATGAAAAAAAGTAATCTTCTTTCTCATGTCGAGGAACTTGAACTTTGTAAGTCAGCACAAAACGGATGTAGGAAATCTTTTGATACAATGGTGACCCGTAACTTGGGTCTTGTTAGTAAATTGGCTCAGAAGATGTATTATAAGAATGAACAATATTCTTATGAAGACCTCTTCCAAGAGGGAGTCATGGGATTGATGAGAGCAATTGAAAAGTTTGATCCAAAGGAAGGATGTAGGTTTTCTACTTACTCTTACTATTGGATCTATTGTTTCGTCAGTAAGTACCACACTAATCACTATGGAAGGGTTCGTGTTCCTTCTCATGTAAAAGAAAAGTTGAGAAAGTTGGAGAAGACCGATAGTGAAGGTTTTATCGCTCTGAAGAACACTCTTCCTTATGTTGTCTCTTTGAATAGTTGTGTAGGTGAATCATCAACTCTAGAAGATCTTGTTTGTGATAACTCCTTTCAAGAACTAGATTGTGAATTGGAAATCATTCAGGATCAAATGAGAAAAGTTCTCTCTGAAAGGGAGTACAATGTTATTTGTGATCGTTACGGACTTGATGGTAAGATTGCCAAATCTCAGAGAGAGTGTGGAAGTCTTTATGGAGTGAGTTACACCATGATTTACCTGATTGAAAAGAGAGCCATTGAAAAACTCAGGAAACATTTTTCTTAATAAATACTCTTATGGGAAAATGTAAGAAATGAAAAGTTTTCTAAGTTTCTTTGGTGAGGCAAGAAAAACCAGAGCATCTGAACGTGCCCACCAATTGGGTCTCAGGAGTGATGGTCAGGGTAACTGGGTCAACCAACAGGGTCAGAAAGTAGCAAAGACCGTTGGTCAGGAACTTGTTTTCACCGATAGAAAACAACCCAAATCACAAGAGGCACCTACACCTCAGAGAAAATCTGGTGCTCCTGAAACTACACAGAAACAGAAAACTTCACAACCTGTAGATGGTGAACAGAAGAAATCTGAAGATGAGAAGAGTTCTGAAAAAGAAGGTGAAACACTAACTCTTGTGTTTGGGAGATTCAATCCACCTACAGTTGGACATAAGAAACTTTTAGATAATGCTTATAAGGTTTCTCAGGGTGGTGATTTTAAAATCTATCCTTCCAGATCTTATGATCCAAAGAAGAATCCTTTGGATCCAGATCAAAAGATTCGTTTGATGAAGAAGATGTATCCTGATTATTCGGATAACATCGAGAACGATGCAGATGTCAAAACTATTTTCGATGCACTAGAGATTGCGGATAATGAAGGTTACTCTAATGTTCAGATTGTAGTTGGATCTGATCGTGTTGCTGAGTTTGATAATTTGGCTCAAAAATATAATGGAGATCTTTATAATTTCGATGAGATTCAAACCATTTCTGCTGGTGAAAGAGATGATGATGCAGAAGGTGTAACTGGAATGTCAGCTTCTAAGTTGAGAAAGGCAGCAGCAGAAAATGATTTTGAAACATTTAGGAGAGGGATTCCTGATAGTTTAGACGATGGAACCGCAAAGGCCATCATGAACTCGGTTCGTAAAGGAATGAAAGTTTCTTCTGAATCTTGGAACTTGTGGGAGATTGCTCCAAAGTTTGATTGGAAGAATCTGAGAGAAAATTATGTGAACAGAAGAATCTTCAACGTTGATCAACTGGTAGAGAACCTGAACACTGGTTTGGTTGGTAAGATTGTTCGTCGTGGAACTAATTATTTGATCTGTGTCACCGAGAATAACATTATGTTCAAGTCTTGGATCAATGATCTCAATGAGTACACAGAAGTGAAGATGGATAGAAAGATGAGAACCAAAACAAAATCAAACACTTTGGTTGGAACAAAAGGTTATTTCAAATATGCTTCTGATCTGACACCTGGACATGAAGAGGGTGGTCAAAATCTCCAACCTGGTGGTAAGGCTTACACTGGAAGTATTAAGGAATTCATAAATAAGTATAAGAAAAGAATCTGAAGAGATGTCCAAACACTTGAACGACTTGTCTGCTGTTTATCTGGAGCAGATTGCAGAAGAAACTGTATGTCCCGTGTGTGGCTTTGATCCATGTCAGTGCTTAGAGGGCACTCTGGATGAGTCCTGTGGATGTGATCACAGTGAGAAAAAAGATAAGAAGAAGGAAAAGAAAGAATATAAAGATCCAGTTTCTCATGCTCTGGAAACTGATAAGAAACTGATGAAGATTCATAATGAAGGCAAACAACCAATCCACATTGGAAGAATGCTTTCCCAAGCATCCAATAAGGATTATCAAGCATCCAAAGAGAAGAATCCCTCTAAGAGAGAAAAGTTGGAAACTCAGGCAAGAACCATCAGAACTACAGTAGACATGGATTCTTTCAAGAAGAGAAAGTCACTGAACAAACCACAACGTGCTGGTGTTCAAGAAGGTTTCTCAAACTGGAGAGAGGATCTCATTGAGGTTGTTGATGTTCCTTCATCAGAAGCACAAACTGATGATAAGATGAATAAGGAAATCAAAGAAAAGAAAGTGAAAAATAAAGTTGTTATCAATCCTCCTCAGGGAGTAACTGAGGCAGTTGCTGAACTTGGTGGTGTTATTCTTGAGTTCCATGAACTTGATGAAAAGATTAACATGAAGAAGGCTGACATGGGTGATGTGGTAAAGGATTTCTATAAATCTGATGCTCCTCAGTTCAAAGGCAAGTCAAAGGAAAAGCGTCGTCAGATGGCCATCGCTGCTAAACTGAGTGCAGAACGTGGTCCTCAGACTGAAGAAAGAGACCCAGCTAAGGAAGCAGAGGGTAAGAAGATTGCTGGTTATGAGAGATCGGGAAGAGCATTTGGTCTGATTAAGAAGTTCCGTCAAGAGAACCCTGGTTCACGTCAACCCAAAAAGGTTCGTGGAGCAAAGGAAACTGAAGGACAGGCAGAAAATCGTCGTCGAGGTGCTCAGGCACAACGTGCAGCGAAGTATGGACTGACCTCTAAAGAGAAAAAGGAAACTCAAGCAAGATCACCTTACTACTCCACCAGAGATTGATGAGTTTTTTAAATGAAGATCCTTACGTCGGTTATTACGGAAGTAAGGAAGAGAAGGAAGATAAAGAACATGATCGCCTTGACAAAGAACGCAAGCTTCGAATGAAGCATGGTAAGTCTTGGAAAGACTTTATGGATAAGGCTAGATCATCTCAAAAGAAACTTCGTCCAGGTGAAGTTAAGAGATTTGATAAAACTCTCAATAAGTGGGTTTCAAATTTAGATTAACTCTTCTAAATAGTTAAGACTATTAGATGAGGTTTATTATGCTTTCATTTTTACTTCCTTTGGCATCCAAAATTATCACTGATGCCGTTGACAAGATTCCCGATAACGAGGAACTTGGCGAAAAACTGATCGACATTTGTTTGGTCATTCTTGGTAAGGCTGTTAAGTTGACTAAGACTGACATGGATGATAAACTCCTTGAAACGGTTGCTGGTGCAATTCGTTCAAGAGAATCTTGAGTTTATAAATAATTTTAAGATAAAAATCATTAGGTAAAGACATGGCACTTTGGGGAAACAAAGATAATGTTACCTCCACTGGTACAGTATCATTGGACTATTCCACTGGAGTAGTTACTGGAGCTGGAACTTCATTCTCTTCGGATCTTTCGGAGGGTCAGGTTATTCGTTTTGGTGACAGATCAGGTACTTATTTCGGTGATGCGGTAATTATTGGAATCACGAGCGAAGGAAGTCTCACTATTGGAAGCACAGCTGGTCTCTCTGGTGCATCAATTGCATCTACAGATTTCCAAGTAAGTGAACTTCCTAAGTACACAGTTGTTGATTCCAACTATAGCCAAACCAACACTGATAAAGATACTTACATCTATGGTATCTCAACTGCTGGTTCTGGTGCTGCACTAGGTACTCAATATGAGGCAGGTGTAGGTTGGGTTGGTGTTACAACTTACAATGATAATGAAGGTAACCTGAGAGTCAAGAAGGAAGTTCTTGTATCCATGTCTGGTATCTCTACAGGTAATACTCCTCTGTATCCACCTGCTTGATGAATAAATGCAGTTTAATGAGTTGAATGAGGATAATTTTCTTTTCTTTGCAATTAAAAATTATAACAATCCTCAAGCATTAACGAAAGAAGATTTTGAAAAAGATCTCAATCACTTTCGTTATATCAAAAGATTATTGAGGAGATATTGGGGAGGAGATGAACTCAAAGCACATCTCCTCATCAATCATTTCATTATTGTTTATAATATTTTTGGTGAAGCAGCAACACCAATGTTGTTTTATAAACTTGATGAGAATCTTTGGCCTGCAATCAAAGCATTCATTGTCTTTTTGAATCGTCTTCCCGACTATCCTCACACTATTATTCATGACATTGAAATCGATCAAGTTTGTCTAAAAGAACTTTCAAAGGTTACTGATGGAAAAGAGTAAAATTGATAGAGTCATCGATGCATTTCGTTCTGCAATGTATAATGAGTTCAGTGTCTCAGAGGAAGGCATGGTGGCAAATCCTCCTGGGGGATCTGGTGGATTTAGTGGCTCCTCCAATGCTTCTGGCCCTACTGCTGGTTTCGACCCCACTATGAGATTGGACGGAAGAAACAAATATGTTAAGAAGGCCATCAAGGATTTGATGGACAGAAAGGAAAAGAGAAAGAATAAGAAAGCCATTAAGAAGGCATTGGACTTTAATCCCTACTTCAAACCTCACAATGGAAGATCAAGTTAGATTAGCAGTGGTGGAACAAAAGGTTGAAGACCTTAAACCAATCATTATCAAACTTGATGCAACAATTGAAAAATTAAGTGATGTAAATACTTCTGTGAGTCGGTTACTTGCCGTACATGAAGAAAGAATATCAAAACAAGAAGAAGCAGACGACATATTATTTGCTAAAATTGACAAACTCCGTGATAAAATGGACAGGAATTATGACGGTCTGTTGCAAAGATTACGTCAACTTGAAAAAAGAGTGTGGTTGACAATTGGTGGGATTGCTGTAATGTCTTTTATTGTAAACAACTCTGGAATCTTCTCTAAGTTCTTGACAACACAACAGTCTTCTCTTATCATAGAGAGAAGTTATTCAGGGTAATATGGATTTTATTGATGTAAAGTACATCAATTTGATTTCCTCTCGTCTGCAGAAGTTTAAAAAAGTAAAACCAAAACTTTATAATTTCAGGTGTCCTCTTTGTGGTGACTCTAAAAAGAATAAGACCAAAGCAAGAGGTTATCTTTATCAAGTAAAGAACAACACAAACTTTAAGTGTCATAACTGTGGTGTAAATATCTCCTTCAACAACTTTTTGAAGGAGTTAGATCCTGTTACACAGAAACAATATGTCTTTGAAAAGTTCAAAGGTAATAACACTGGAAAGAACTTTCCTACAGAAGAACCAGAAGATGTCTTCAAGAGACTTAATACAGTACCTAAGTTCAAGAAGAAAATTGTGATTGATCTTCCAAATGCCTTTGATGTTTCTGTATCCAAACACTATCTTGAATCTAGGGCAATTTTAGATGGTGAGTTTTATTATACAGAAAACTTTCAAAAGTTTGTGAACACTCTCAAACCTGGATCATTTTCGAGTCCACAGTATGGTGAAGAGAGAATTGTGATTCCTCTTGTTAGGAATGAAATACTTATTGGTGTTCAGGGAAGAGCCCTCTCCACAAACCCTGTTAAATACTTAACCATTATGTTGGATGATGATGAACCAAAAGTCTATGGGCTTGATCGAATTGATAAAGGCATTCCCGTCTATATCGTCGAAGGACCGTTCGACAGCACTTTCCTCCCTAATAGTGTGGCTTTGTGTGGTAGTGACGGTGAAATATGTGATCTTGAGGGAAGCGATAAAGTCTATGTATTTGATAATGAACCCCGTAATAAAGAAATTGTCAGGAGGATTGGAGATAAGATTTCCAGAGGAGACAAAGTCGTCATCTGGCCTGGAAACATAATAGAGAAAGATCTTAATGATATGGTGTTGTCTGGAAGAGACATTAAAAACATCATTCAAACTAACACCTATACTGGGTTAGAAGCTAAACTTAAATTTACCACCTGGAAAAAGATATGAGTAACGGAACAAAGGTCAAAAAGAGAGATGGGAGAATTGAAGCTCTTGATCTTGATAAAATGCACTTGATGGTTGAGGAGGCAACAAAAGGATTAGCAGGTGTTTCTGCCTCTCAAGTTGAGATGACATCAGGGATTCAATTTTATGATGGAATTACCACTGAAGAAATTCAAGAAATTCTTATCAAGAGTGCTAGTGATTTGATTGATTTGGATCATCCAAACTATCAGTTTGTTGCTGCAAGACTTTTGTTATTCTCTCTTAGAAAACAATTATTTGGTAAGATGCATGAGTTACCATCACTGGTAGATCACATCACAAAGAATGCTTATAATGATGTTTATGATAAGGAGATCTTTGACAAATATTCTATAGAAGAGATTCAAAAGGTTGAATCATACATTGATCATGATAGAGATTTTCTGTTTACCTATGCAGGTCTTCGTCAGGTTGTGGATAAATATCTTGTGCAGGATCGTAGTAACGGAAAGGTCTACGAGACTCCACAGTTCATGTATATCATGATTGCACTTACTATCTTCCGTGATTATCCAAAAGAGACACGACTCTCTTATGTCAAAAGGTACTATGATGCCATCTCAAAACACAGACTCAACATTCCCACCCCAATCATGGCGGGTGTCAGAACACCTCTCCGTCAGTTTGCGTCTTGTGTATTGGTTGATGTTGATGACACCCTGGATAGCATTTTTACTTCTGATATGGCCATTGGCCGTTATGTCGCACAGAGGGCTGGTATCGGTATCAACGCAGGTAGAATCCGTGGGATCAACAGTAAGATCAGGGGTGGAGAAGTACAGCACACTGGCATTGTTCCTTTCCTTAAAAAGTTTGAATCAACTGTACGATGTTGTACACAGAATGGAATCCGTGGTGGGTCAGCAACAGTCCACTTCCCAATTTGGCACCAAGAAATCGAAGACATCATCGTCCTCAAGAACAACAAAGGCACCGAAGACAATCGCGTAAGGAAACTTGACTACTCCATCCAAATTTCAAAACTTTTCTACGAACGTTTCATTACAGATGGAGAGATTAGCCTCTTCTCACCGCATGACACGCCAGGTCTTTATGATGCTTTTGGCACTGATCGATTTGATGAGTTGTATGTGGGTTATGAACAAAATCAGTCTGTACCAAGAAAAACTATCAGTGCTCAAGAACTCATTCTGGATCTCCTAAAGGAGAGAGCAGAGACTGGTCGAATCTACATTATGAACATCGACCATTGTAATTCTCACTCTTCCTTCAAAGATAAGGTTGAGATGTCTAACCTGTGTCAGGAGATCACTCTTCCCACATATCCTCTTCAACACATCGATGATGAACATGGTGAGATTGCTTTGTGTATTCTCTCTGCTGTGAATGTTGGTAAGATTCATTCTGACAAGGAACTAGAAGACCTCTGTGACCTTGCTGTAAGGGGCTTGGAGGAGTTAATTGACTACCAAGGTTATCCTGTAAGGGCTGCAGAACTTTGCACCAAGGCAAGAAGGTCATTGGGTGTTGGTTACATTGGCCTGGCACATTATCTTGCCAAGTTGGGTTTTAACTATAACTCACAAGAAGCATGGGATGCAGTTCATGGTCTTTCTGAATCATTCCAATATTATCTCCTAAAGGCATCTAATGAACTCGCAAAGGAGAAAGGACATTGTGAGAATTTTGGGAGAACTAAATATTCAGACGGGATCCTTCCGATCGACACTTATAAAAAAGATGTCGATGAAGTCTGTTCAATCGCACTACAACATGATTGGGAATCTCTTAGATCATCTATCCTTAAGTACGGACTCAGACATTCGACTTTGTCCGCACAGATGCCATCGGAGAGCAGTTCCGTTGTGTCAAATGCAACAAATGGAATTGAACCTCCTAGAGACTACCTGTCCATTAAGAAGAGCAAGAAAGGACCCCTTAAGCAAGTTGTTCCGTCATATTCCACCCTGAAAAACAACTATACATTGTTGTGGGACATGAAGGACAATAGTGGATATATTAAAGTGGTGTCTGTCATGCAAAAGTTTTTTGATCAAGCTATTAGTGGTAACTGGTCTTATAACCCAGAGAACTATCCAAACAATGAAGTTCCTGTCTCAGAGATGGCAAAGGACTTTCTTACCACTTATAAGTATGGTTGGAAGACATCCTATTATCAGAACACATATGATGGAAAGAGTGATGATGTGATTGATACTTCACAAAAATCAAATACAGAATTAGAAAATCTTTTAGACAGTTTAGATCAAACCGAGGAGGGAGAGTGTGACTCTTGCGCAGTCTGACTACAATTTTAAAGTTTCGCCAGTGGGTGGAAATAAGATTATGAGAGAAGTGGAAGGAATGACAGTGTTTAACACTGAGGTTCATGATTCAAAGAAACAACCAATGTTTTTTGGTAAACCATTGGGGATTCAGAGATATGATTCTTATAAGTATCCAGTGTTTGAAAGATTGACAACTCAACAACTTGGATACTTTTGGAGACCAGAAGAAGTTTCATTACAGAAAGACCGTGGAGATTATCACACGCTTCGTCCAGAACAAAAACATATCTATACCTCTAACCTCAAGTACCAGATTATGCTTGACTCCGTTCAAGGGCGTGGTCCTGGGATGGCTTTTATTCCTTACTGTAGCTTACCTGAACTAGAGGCATGCATGGAAGTCTGGGGTTTCATGGAAATGATTCACAGTCGCTCTTATACACACATTATTAAGAACGTCTACTCAGACCCAACAGAAGTTTTGGACACAATTATCACTGACCAAAGAATCTTGGATCGTGCCAAAACTGTTACTGAGTCTTATGATGATTTCATCAACAGTGCTCAACAATGGGGAACTGGTAATATGTGGAGAGAGGATTGGAGAGGTTCACCTTCATCTGCATATGAGATTAAAGAACTTAAGAGAAAACTGTACAGAGCAGTTGCCAATGTTAATATTCTTGAGGGCATTCGTTTCTATGTCTCTTTTGCCTGTTCTTTTGCTTTCGGTGAACTCAAACTCATGGAGGGGTCTGCAAAGATCATCTCTCTGATTGCAAGGGATGAGAATCAGCATCTGGCTATCACTCAGAACATCCTCAACAAGTGGAGAGAGGGTGATGATCCTGAGATGAAACAAATTGCTCAGGAAGAAGAAGAGTGGGTCTATGCAATGTTTGACCGTGCTGTCAATGAAGAGAAGAAGTGGGCTGACTATCTATTCAAGGATGGTTCAATGATTGGTTTGAATGACACTTTGTTACAGAAGTATGTCGAATGGATTGCAAACCGTAGAATTAAAGCAATTGGGTTGAAACCTGTTTATGATGTCAGTGCAAAGAACAATCCACTTCCATGGACACAACACTGGATTTCATCTAAGGGTTTACAAGTCGCCCCACAAGAGACAGAAGTAGAGAATTATCTGGTTGGTGGAATCAAACAAGATGTTCAGAAAGACACTTTCGCAAACTTTGCATTGTGAAATAGAACACCTATATCCACACAATAAATCTCTGATAAGATTTAAGAGGTGGTCTGATTCCCTCAGACCGCCTTTTCGTTTTCTTGCCCATGCAGGACTTCATAAGTTTATGGAGTGGTGGTATAAACGTGATATCTATCTTCACCAGAAACCTCTGGATGAACAGGTAAGGATAATTAGAGAACTTCATGGTTCTAAAATATCAGATGTTGTTTCATCATCTGAACCTTATGTTTGGGATGGGGAGGACCATCACCACTAAATAGTCCAGTTGTGAATGATATGTGTGTGACTACGAGAACCCCTGGACCTTTTTGGAGAGACCTTTTACTAGTGATGATATTCTCAACTACTATGGGTTTGTTTATTGTATTACCAATCTCAGTAACCAACGACAGTACATTGGGAGAAAGGTCTTCTGGTTTTTTCGAAAGCCTCCTGGAAAGAAAAGAAAAGTAAAAAAGGAATCAGATTGGAAAACCTATTATGGTTCATCTGATGAACTGAAAGAAGATGTAAAACTCTTTGGTATTCACAATTTCAAGAGAGAAATTTTATCTCTTCATGAGACCAAAGGAAAAACAAACTTTGCTGAAACAGAAGCACTGTTTAAGAATAATGTCTTGACTGAGTCACTTCCAGATGGGACACCTAAATATTACAACTCAAATATTTTGTCAAGATATTTTAGAAAAGATTATTTTGAGACTTGACTGAGAAGAAAAAGACTGTTAAGATTGTAACAATCAATTTTTAAAGATGAAGAATTTATTAAAAGTTTTTGCCATTCCAACTATTTTTGTTTCCCTTTTGGGTTCACATCACCATCATCAAGAAGCAAAAACTGACACTAATGTTCAACATGTTGATTCTGTTGAGAAGAAGAAACTAGCTAAACGAAAACTTAAATGGGAATGTAGGAACTGTACTCCAAATGAAAAGGTAGTTCTTGATTTCCTTCAAGAAAGAGGAATCTCTGATAAGGTTGCACTCTCTGTTATAATGGGAAACATTCAACAGGAGTCTATGTTCAACCCAAACATTTGTGAGGGTGGTGCACGTGTTTCCTATAACCAATGTCACAGAGGTGGGTTTGGTCTGATACAATGGACAACAGTGGGTCGTTATCGTGGTCTTGGACACTTTGCTAGTAAGTATGGTGGTAACCCATCAGAACTCACAACACAACTTCGTTACATGGTGAATGAACCACAATGGGTCAGTGCAGAGAAAACATTCAAGAAAAAAGGTCTCAATCAAGGTCAATACATGAATGCTGCATATCGTTGGTTGGGTTGGGGTGTTCATGGAAACAGGACTCACTACTCCAACCAGTTTCTAAACCGTCTCTACCAGGTTGACCTCTGACTCAAGACAGGTTATATTATAAGGGTGGTTGAGAGACCACTGCGGTGACTCCCTTCCTGGTTCAGGGTCAGCGGCGATAGGAACCAGGACTTGACTCAATAGCTCAGCTGGATAGAGCAACTGCCTTCTAAGCAGTCGGTCGTAGGTTCGAATCCTACTTGAGTCGTTGACACCATTGTGTGTCTTTTTTATAATAAACTCAGTTGAAATTTAGTTATGAGTCTAAATGTAAATGTTGACCACGTTGTTCGAAGTTTGGCAATTGCAGTTGTTGGACTTCCAGTTGCATTGTCTCTTAGTGGAACACTGAACACAACCAATCGTCTTCTAGGTGACCTTGTGAATGAGGATGTGACTAAAGAAGTTACCAACGTAACACGTCGGAAACTGGTTGAACCATGTTATGATTATGTGATGTCTAAGAATGATTCTAAGTTGGAACGTGAATCCAAAAACATAATTGATGACGTGATGGGTGGTGAAGTCAACCATCGTGAAGTTTGTCGTTGGGTTCTCAATTGACAACTTGTCCCTTCGGGGACTTATTGCCTCCGTAGCTCAGTGGCAGAGCAGGGCTTTTGTAAAGCTCAGGTCGCAGGTTCAAATCCTGTCAGAGGCTTTCCTCTTTTGAGGAATAGGTGACGCCACCTACATTTCGGACAGCGGTTCGATTCCGCTCATCTCCATCACTCGGGGATGCCATGGTTTCGACGGGGTACAAGGAGCGTGACTGAAACCTGCTTGGATAAGCAAACAACAGATGCAAATAACATTGTATCCTTTAGGAGGACTGCCGTTGCTGTTTGAGCAATAGCACTCTGACCTACGGGGCAGGCAACTGCCCCACCTGGGACATTGGTCTAGCGGTTATGACGCTGCCCTGTCACGGCA